GGCGCCCATATCTCTCCATCTTTTACAAAAGGCAAAATCTTCACCTAAATATGACTTTGTTTTAGGGTCGTGGAGCGTGTCAAAAAAATTATAAAAGTATTTAACTTTCTCATTTTTACCATTAATTATATTATCTTGGATGATTTCATATTCTGGGTACTTATCTATCATCTTTTCAAATACTGTTCTCTTAATCATCATAAAACCAGTCGGAGAATGAGTTACTTCGATGGCTCCTTTTTGAACCTCTATCTCCTCATGATTAGCAACTTTAAATGGGTATCGATAAAAAGCTTTATATTTCAAATCCTCAACTGTTTTTATTTTATTATTCTTAATCATATACAAAGCTTTATCCCAACACATATCTTTCAAAGCATAAGGCACAGATATTACGTCTCTATCTGCATCTAAGAGATTGAAAGCACTTTGAGCTTTGAAACCAATATCCGAGTCAATAAATAGTAAATGACTGAATCCACTTCTTAAAAAAGCAGATACACATAAATTTCTACCTTGGGTAACAAGTGAAGATTTATATAACTGAAATACTATTTTAATTTTTTTCTTAATTGCTTGTTTCTGTAATTCTAATAATGATTGCGTATAATGAATGCTAACCTCTGAGTGCACTGGTGTAGCAACAAAAAGACTTCTTTCGTCTAACTCATTTTTTTCATTAAACCAAATAGGTTTAGAGTTTGGATCGTTGCTCATGTAATAGTCCTTGTAAAAAATTAGTCCACTCTGATTTACGTCTTTCCCAAGAGTAGAAGTTATTATAAAAATCTTGTTGTTTTTTTAAAAAATCAGGCACAGTGCCTTTGTATAGATAACTACAAACTTCATCAATCGAAAAAGCAAACAACTCAGCTAAATTTTTATAATCTCTTGTATAATTCACATATACAGGCCATTCAGAGCATGTTTCAAACAAAGCTCCATAGTTAGTGGTTATCATATGTAAACCTGCTGACAATGCTTCTATGGCTGATATACAGGACGTTTCTTCCCATATACTAGGAAAACAATAAAGATCGTAAGATTGTAAATTCTTCCTTATCTCTTCATTTGAAACATATCCAATATAATTGACATTTGGTAATGCCTTAGCTTGATCGTAAAGTCCTTTATAATAATCATCATTAGATTTTTTAAAAGTATCGCCGTATATTTGTGTGCTAGAATAAACATCTAATTCTACATCTTTATTTTTAACTAATTGCATAGCACCTAATAGTACATTCAAGCCACGCCAAGGAGTAGAGTGATAAATAAGTTTGACTTTATCGCCTCTTACAAATTTTTTTGTTGGGAATGGTTCAACGGCATTTTTTATAACTGTAGATTTATTCTCAGGTATTTTAAATCTCATTCTAAATTTTTCAAAGCACCAATGAGAATTAAAAACATAAAAATCATACTTGTTATGATTATCTTTGTTTGAAAACCAATTTATTAAATTAGGCTGATCGTAAGAATTTTGTTGCCAGAGTATATTAATCTTGTCTTTACTTAATGGTATTTTTTCGGGCACGGACGTGGTTATTAGAAAATTATCTAATAAACTATTATCTACATATTTGTACAATAACTGATACTGTAATTCAGTGCCTCCTAGAGGACTCATTTAGTATCGCTTTTGCCACCAATAGAAGCTGGCGTAATTATAAGATCTTGCTGAAAATCTTCCGCAGTCGTATCTGTATTTGGATCTGCTACGTCTGCATCAAACTCTGCTTTATCCTTATATTCTTTTCCAGTTCTTTTATGTTTGATCTTTTCTACTGCGTGTGCTGGTATTCTTCTTATTTCCATATTACCTTCCTTGTCCTTTATAGCGTTGTTTCTTCATACTCTTTTTTTTATGTTTGTTCAATCTCTTTGTATGTCTACCAGGTCTTTTTTTGGGAGTTCTTTTAGTATAATTATTGACACCAAATTTAGGTTTCTTCTTAGCCATTTTCTTGAGACCTATCTATTTGTGCGTAACTTATAATACCTTGTAATTCATCAGCAGTCCCAGCTGTCATTTTAATTGCGTCTCCCTCTTCTAAAACTAAAGTTTGATTAATTATATCAACTACTTCATTTGCTGGTATAGCTTTGTTTCTTATCCTAAAAGTTGTTGACGAAGAGCTATCAGTGAACTGAACAGAGAGATTTACTGGTGATCCAGATGCATTATCGATTTGTATCTGTTTAACTAAACATCTTGCTGAGGAGGGTGAAGTCAATACAGTAGTCGTATCAGTTGTGCTTAAATTAATACCAGCATTTTTATATTGTATTGTCATGATATAAACCAGTTAAAAGTTGATTGTTCATTTTTTAAATCTTGTTGGTAAGAAGTATTTAATTGTTGTTTTACCGTATCTAAAGATTGCAAAACTTGTCTCTGATTTTCAGGTTGATAAGTTTCTTTAGGCTCTGGAATATATGCAGTAATCTTAGCCATTATCTTCTACCATCAGGTTGTACGTCTGCTCGAAATGTGCCATATCTCCAAGATTGGCCTGAACCAGTATTTTCAATTTTTAAACTAGCTGCTCTACCTCTAGCTCTTGTGTCTACTTTTTGTGTGGACGAAGATATAGTAAAAGGACCGAGAGGCGAGGACGCTGCAGTGTCGACAGGAAAATCTTTTAAATTAATAGTTACTTGTGCATCACCTGTGATTCTTTTAAAGTCTGGAATAAACCTTCTTATCTTTGTAAAAAATTCACCTTGCCCTTGTAGATCTAATTGGAAATCTCCGGATTGAATATTTGCTAAAATTGCTGTAGTGCCAGCAGTATTTACTTGATCTACTCCTTTTTCATGTTCATAGAAGGTTGTTGCTCCGTTAACGTTAGTAGCACCTTTAATATTAGGAAAACTTGGCGTGCCAGTAATGTCATATTCTGTGGCATATGGATGATCAAAAAGTTGAGCGTCATAATAAGTTGTTCTAGCTAGAGAGCCTGTTGTCCAAACATTTTCTGTGTAATTAAAAGTTACGTTTCTATCTATTACATTAGATCCTGATTTTGGATAATACCAAGTAACTTCTCCAAACAAAGTGTTATAACCAGCATAAACTTTTTTAGCTTGATCAAAACTTATTCCAAGATCTCCTGTGTTATTTGTTGTAAATACAAAATCTTCAACTGTGCAAGGTAAGCTTTTTACCGTACCATCATAAGCAAAGAATCCTCCAGAATCAGCCATCCAATAAACTACACCATCCGCATAAACTAAAGCATGCTTACCGATCAAACCACAATTAGATCCTACTTTTCTTATTGAGAATGTGAAAGGTGGTCCAACGAATTGTGATATGTATGCTGCAGTGTCTGTTAAAATAAAAATATAATCTTTACCTTTTACAGCTCCCCTAATTTCTGTTCCATCATCTAATTGAAAAGTTCCCGCAGTATTTGTTGAAGTAGGAGCATAATCTGTAATATCCTCCTGATCAGAAAATCTTATAAACATTTTGTCTTGTGTGCTTGGCTGACCTACTGTTGTTTCCGTTCCTAAATGAAATAAGTGCCTGTCTTGGTCTGACACAATAGTCATCACAGACCTGGTTGGGTTTCCAGTTGCAACCGTGGCTCGTGTTTGTGGTGCGTTTGAATTGGTGTTTATTGGTTCCCAAGTAAAAGTTCTACCATCCAAAACAGTAGCCACTAAGTTTTGACCAAAATTATCTAAGGACCAATCAGCTGAAGGTAATACTACCGTGCTGGCGGATGATGCCTCACCCCATGCAATAAATCCAGCAGTGTCTTCTACTATGGCACCGTTAGAGTGTGCAGACCTTGTGGAACCATTTGCACCCCTTGTAATTCCTGTAAGGTCATTGGAAGACTTCCCAGTGTAAGTTATCAACTCACCTCCAACTAAAATTTCACCAGTCGTTGGAAACAACGAAGCATCAACTAAAGTAATATTAGTAGCTGAGCCATTATTTCCTTGAGCGTCATCCGCTAAAGATCCGTTTAAAGTTGAGGATATCGCTCCAGCTAAACTACCACTCCATAAACCTGTACCCCATCCAAAACCAAATGTTTGGTTTAAAGATCCTGGTCTGACGTAAGGATTAATGGAAGCACTGCCTGATGCAGAAGCTGTCCCTGAAGAGGTTAAAGGCATTGTTATTGTAAAACTATTTATTGTTGGAACAGTAACTACCTGAAAAGTCCCAGAAAAATTACTTGCAACAAAACCTGTAGGAGCTACAGATATAGTAAACGTAAACAAATCACCAACCTCTAATCCATGCGAATTTAAATTTACTGTAACTGTTGCTGAACCACTTGAAGTGTTAAAGGTTGCACCAGCGATTGTGGCATCTAATGGAGTAATATCATAGAATGCCTCAGAGTAATAAAGTATTAAAGCTTTATGAGTTCCTATAACCACATATCTTCGACCATCTAAATCTGTCCATTGATGTTGTGCTCTAGCAGCACCTACTAAAGTGCTTGCAGTAAGTTGTTCCCAACCACCAATTTTTTCAGGTAGACCATATCTAAACCTTACATTATCTCCATCAATATACTGCCCCTCTGCAGCTGTAGGAGTAATTTGTTTATTGAAGCCTGGTCTTATGTTAACAAAATTTAAAGGCATAACAAATTATACAATATTGTAGTTCAGTATTCTACATAGGCTATTTACTTAATTTCATTGTCCATTCTAGCTTGGATATTAAATCATTAAGCTCCAAATCCTTTAGATTATTTTTTCTTACATACTTATTGATCTCATTTGTATCTAATATCAGCCATTCGTTTTTGAGTTCAAAAACCATCTTGTCAGCCATAGTATTGAGATGACCTGTTTTGTAGGCTCTTTGTCTAGACTCTCTTTTCATTCCCCTCACATCAAATCTATAAAAAGCATTTTGACCTTTTATTATCCCTGCGATATTCCAGGAGCTTTTTTCTGATGGATATTCTATATTGGTTAGATATTTTGAAAACTTTTCAATCACTTCTCTAATTGACGACCAAACAACATCGTAAAACTAATTCTTCTATTTTCGTGACCATCTTTCATCGACACGTCTGCTGTTCTATGAAAGTAAGCACCATTAAATAAAATGCCTCTATTATATCTATACATATACTTACTTGGCTTAATTTTATTTTTTTTAATTAACTTTTGAACT